CCTCTACAAGAATATCCCCAAGGCTGAGACATTACACAAATCTCATTCTGTCATCTTTAAAATAACCGGGAGCTGGTTCCATAAGATGAAGGCGCATAAGTTTTAAACCACGCTTATAATCGTCTAGTGCAAATGCAGCAGCTTGTGAGTTTTCTTTAAACTGGTGCATGTAGTATCTAGCCCTTGCTAACAGCACAGGCTTGTAAGTGTCTGCAAATACAATAGCATCTCCAAAAGCATCAAGCTCTGTAGGAAGGTCATAGGCATAAAACCAAATACGATATACTTTATCAGGAATGGCGCTTAGGCCAAACTTACGGCTGTCTGGGCTGCGTATTACGCGAGAAGGAACACCGTACTGCTGGGTGTCTGAAGCATCTTTGTTCTGAGAAACTCTAAAAAAGTCTTTCCACTCTTCAGTAGTCGTGTACTTGAGGTTACGAATAGTATGCGGCGCTGTTTCTCCAGACACATCAACAGTTGTTAATAGGAAATTATCCCAATCAATGTAACCATAATCAGTTGTCACGCTGCTAGAAGAAGGTTTTAACTCGTACCAACGAGTACCAGCTACTGTTTCTACATACGCATTTCCGTACATGTGATCTGTAGCACCGCTTTCATCAGTAGCTAAAAAAGGCCACTGAGGTTCTTCGTTAACAATGTCTAAATAGCTTCTGTTAATACAGTCTTTAGCATGTTGCTGAACACCAATAGCATTTGCAAAAGTAGCTGAAGTTAAAGCAACCTCATTCAACTCTCGCAGCAACTCATTTGTTAACGTAAGAAATGTTGCCATTGTTTACTTCCCTGCTTTTAATTTTGCTTTTTTAGATAAGTCTTTTTTATGAAATAACTTTACACTTGTTTTTCCATGTGTTTTTCCTGTATGTAAAGAACCATCTGGCATCTTATGAGTGCCTCCTTTATATTCAGTACCGTCTTTCTTATAGTGAGGAACGCCTTTCATGAGCAATGATTTTCCATGTCTTGTATAGATTTATAACCGCCTACACGAATTTTACCGCCTTTATTTTTTTTCTTTCTAGAATAAAAATCACCTGCTGTTTGATCTACATTAGACTGTATAAAATTTGTACTTTTATTTTTTTGCGGTTCTTTTTGTTGTATTTTTTTAGGCGTAGTTAAATTTTCTAAAGAACTAATAGATGCTGCAACTATAGGTTTTGCAATAGAATTTGCTGCGCCAGTATTAATTGATGTAGCAACTTTTTTTAAAAAATTAAATGGATTATTCATTAGTAAGTTACGCTTTTATTCTTACCAGCCATTGCGCTGCAAGCTTTTTCCATAGCAGCAATGTCAGCTTTACCGCCCATAGCTTTACCACCATGAGCATAGCCGCCACGAGGTTCAGCCATTTTCTTTTTCATCTGGCCTTGCATTTTATCTGTCATAGGGCTTCCACCCATCATATAACCACCCTTTTTATACATAGCTCTTTCCTCCATATTAGGTGCATCTAACTTAGAAATAGAATCAAACATAACGGGATTATTTGAAGATGCTTGATTATGAATTTTATTTATTAAATTTTTAAATATTCCCATTATTCTTGCTCCATGCTAAAAGTTTTAGAAGTCTCTCTAGCTATTTCTAATTCATTTTTATTACCAAAGATACGATCATAGTTGCTTTGATATTTATCTTTGTCAAAACCCTTACGAAAACGACTTTCTTGAGAAACAATCGCTTTCCTAAACATTACTGGCTTATCTTTACTTCCTATTTGTGGCATACATAAATCCTGTGTAAAAAGATTGGGGGCTTTTTACGGCCCCCGTTCAGTTTAGTCGATACCATAAAACGCTGAAACCATAGCATCTGGTCGCAGTACCTTAGCACCATATACGTGAAGACCACGTACAATGTCGCCAAAGCTATCTGGGTCACGAATGACTTCAGTGCTAGTAATGGTCTGAGCCGTAGCAGTAGCAGACATGTGACCAGCAATGCATTGACCAGCAGCGTTAGACGTTGCAGCAATGTTGTTAGTCTTATACATGTCAAAACCACGCAGCTTGCCAGAGCTTACCAAACCATTACGGATGGAGCCTTGACCGGCGTTGTAGTCTACTGACAAAAGCTTAGATGAGCTTTGTACGAGAATTTCGTAAAACTCAGGTGAAGCCAAGAACCAACGACCTTCTTCAGGGATGTTTTGCTCGTCAAGAAGACGGGCCATACGAGAAAGAACGTCAATAGGATCGTGCTCAGATGAACCAAAGCCAATGTCCAAGTTACCAGTACCATCAAAAGTACCAGCAGCAAGGTCAGTTGCGTTGTCAGAACCAAGGATGTGGTTCGGGCTTGCAGCAGAAACGCCAGCGAACATCGTAGCAATTACACCTGCGTCAAAAGCATCACGCAAAGCGTAAGCTGCTGAAGAGGTTGCTACATCGCGGAAGTTTACATGCGACATGTTAGTTTCAATATCATCAACGATGAACTTGAATGCGTTAGCAGTGTCAACAACAAGACTAACTTCTTGGTCAGTCAAAGCTGTTTTAGTTACATCTGCGCCACGCTCATACTGGTAAACAGTAATGACAGGTTCCTTGATGATTCGTACAGTGTCACCATAACCAGAAATCTCACCAGCATAATCGGTGTTCGTAATAGCTTCCGCTACTGAAGACTTCCGAAAGAAGTTGAGTACCTGTTTGGAATATACTTTAGGTAGGAAAAACGAGTTCGTTTGACCTGATACTGAATTACCAAAGTTACCGTTAGTGTCTGTACCTTGCTCAAATAGAGCGTCTGATTGGTTAAAAGCCATATTATATTACTCCTAAGTAGAAAAGATTATCCTCTACGAACCCTTCCCTCAATCATCGCAATATTGATTTCTTCTTCGTGTCTATCAAATTGGTCAAGGGACATTTTCGCAATTTCACTTTCTGTCCAAATCTTAGCTTCCTTAGCATCTATATTGGTTGTTTTAGTAGATACCATATCAGCAGCAGAACTTTGTGGCTGCTTACGATTTGAACGTCTTTTTTGAGTATTCTGTCCTTTCCCAGTTTCTAACTTATAAAGGTCTAACGCTTTAACAGCTAAAGTAACATTGTTTGGATTGTTATAAATCCAATCTTGTATTTGATCCGGTTGTTCCTGCGCCCATTCATGGAACCCATCATCTCCTCTGATTTGATCAAAGTCAGGATGACGTTCCTGTAAAGCCGTCTCAGCTTCTCGCGCTGCAATTTCTGCTTCCCGCTGTTCAATAACAGAAAGCTTAGATCGCAATGCTTCTACTTCTTGCTGGCTCCTCATGTGAGCTACAGTTTCTACCGTATCATATAGATCAGGATACTCTTGCCTAAAACGATCTAAGTCCTCTTGAGACTTAGGAGCTTGGTATTGGGGTTCAGCTACTCTAGCTTGATCCAATAGTTCTTGCTCTTTACGTTTAAATTCAGAAAGCTTCTGATCGTAATGTTTCTTTAAATCATCATAGCGTTTTTTATAATTAGTACTGGGTTCATCCTCAGAAGAAGGGGCCTTTTTGCGGGTAGCCTTTTTCTGTCGAGGTTCTTCGTCTTCATCTTCCGGGTAATACAAACTTTCAGCAGCGTTTAAAGATTGTTTCCTATCTTGTGTGTGCCAAGGTTTACGTGCATTATACGGGTTTGCGACTTCTTCCTCTTCGTATGCCTGTTCGGACATAATACTCTCCTTTTCTACGGGGCTTGTTTTCTTGCAAGGTAGCCAATTTAAAACGTCTTTAAAATCTGGGGCTTGTTAATACAAGGTAGCCGTACTATTGTTGTTTTTAGCGTCTTCCTCCCATCAGGCTTGGCATTTGATTAGCACCTAACATAGATTGCTCTATGCGGTTTTCCTCTTCTTCCATTTGTTGATTAGGCATTCCATAAGGATTACTTAATAAACCACCCATTTGTTTGGTTACACGCATTTCACCACCACTAGCTTTTCGTTCTGCATCATCCATCATTGTTTGAAGGTTATCTGCTCCGATTTCACTGGTGGCTTCTTCGGTGATTACAAATTCTCCGTCGCTTAATCGCGCAGGAATAGAATCTGATACACCATCTCCGGGGCCTTCGACTTCTCCAGCCCCAGAAAACTCAGAAGCAGTTGTCACAACCTTGTCGAAAATATCGCTCAGTTGTGAGTCTGCTTCTAAAGCATTCATTAAATATTCTTGTTCTGTTTCGTCTAAAGACTCATCAAGCACAAAGCCCATGTAGTCATCTTCCATTTGATCGTCTGGAACCTGTGACTCTTCAGCCATTGCCTGTTCTTCAGGTGTAAAAGTATCTACAGGCATTTCTTCTTCCATACCCATCTCAGGTTCCATACCCATTTCGGGTGCTACAAGCATTGAACCGCCTTCTGCTTTAGGAGTTCTTTTTACAGATTCTCTTTCAGGATTAACTCCTATTAGTGTTCTAATTTCTTTTTGAAATTGTGGATCTACTGTTTGCTGAATAGCTGGCATTACAATTGTAGGGCTTGCACTTTTTAATTCTTTTAAAGCTTTGGAATATTTTTTATCTGTCGGATCTTGAACAGTTACTAAATTATTAATTACGTTTGCTTTAATAGCTTCTGCTTTTTTACCTTCTTTAGGTCTGTCTTTTAGTAAACTTAAATTATCCATCTTTTCTCTCCATTGCTTCTTTAACGCTGTCCTTTAAACTCTCTAACTTAGCCAGAGAACTCAGCCTCCCCTGACTGCGGTACAGCTCCAGTTCCGATGTTGCCACCGCCAGTACCTGTAGCTCCAAGCTCTTGAGGCTGCTGAGGTGCTCCTTCAGGGGGAGCCATAGGTCCGGGTTGTTCACCAGTGGGGCCAGCTTCCGCGCCATTTGCCTGTCCAACATTATTTTGCATCCCTATAATTTGAGCCATCAGTGCTGCTTCTTCTGGATCGTTGATCAATTCATCTGGATCAAGGTCAAGACTGTAAGCAAGCTCGCTAATTAGCTTGTTCATTTTAATAAATGGTGCAATAGCAGGGTTTTGAGCAGTCTGTAGGAACATAGTCAAGCGTTGGCTACGTACTTCCTTCTGCATTAAGCTATTAGTACCCGTGGCTTTTACTTCTAAGTCACCTTTAACATCTAACTTAGACTCTAAAAACTGCATGTTCCATTGAAAGTACGCTTCACCCATTGGCTTTAACAAGAAATCATCAAGGTTTTTAATAACAGTCTTGATATTAAGGGATGCTGCGCCAAGTAGCATGGACATTCCTGAAGCAGTTCGCGTCATACTCTGGACACCTGTCT